GAGTTCACTGAAGGTAAACCCCTTGGTGAACACGGTCTTAAGTGGCTTATGATTCATGGTGCAAATGAGTTTGGTTATGATAAAGCTACTTTAGAAGAACGCGTTAAGTGGGTTGAAGATCATGAACTTGAAATTATTAACTCTGCTAAAAGACCGCTTGATGGTATGAAATTCTGGTGTGATGCTGATGATCCTTTTTGTTTCTTAGCATTTTGTTTTGAATACACAGACTATTTAGAAGATCCAGAAAATTTTATAAGTCATCTACCGGTGCAGACTGACGGCACTTGTTCTGGGCTACAACATTACTCAGCATTACTTAGAGATCAAATAGGTGGTCAGGTGGTAAACCTTACACCTACTGTTGAGAAATCTGATGTTTATAGTGAAGTTGCTCAGATAGTAAATGTTGAATTACAAAAAGACTTAAAAGAAGGGGGGGATGAAGGAAAGTATGCAAAAGCTTGGCTTAAGGTCAGGGTTGATCGAAAAATTTGTAAACGAAATGTAATGACGTTTTGTTATGGGGCTACACGTAACGGGTTTACTCAACAGTTAATTGAACATATTATGAAGGAAGGTATTCGGCTTGATGACATCAATGACGAGTTTAAGGCCTGTAATTATCTTGCTGGAGTTAACTGGGGAGCTATTAGTAAAACTTTAGTTAAATCCGTTGAAGGTATGAAGTTGCTCCAGAAGATCGGATTTTTTATGGCAAGCCTGGGACTCGATATCCAGTGGAACAATGAAGTGGGCCTTCGCGTTACTCAGGTGTATCCAAAAACTATTTCAAAACAAATTAAAACTTGGTGGGGTGGCACTTTACTTAAACCCCGCTTTATTAAACCAGACATATCCGGTAAAAGAGATTGTGTGGGGAACCGTAATGGTATTGCTCCAAACTATATTCACTCACTGGATGCAAGTCATCTTATGAAGACAGCAATAGCTGCCCATAAAGAGGGGATACGTGCATTTTCGTTTATCCATGATTCGTTTGGTACACATGCAGCGGATATGCAAGTAATGTCAAGAATACTAAGAGAGACATTTGTTGAAATGTACTCTAAAGATCTTTTAACTAAGTTTATTAATGATGTGCGTCAGCAAGTGCCAACTGATGCTCTTGAAAAATTTGAAAAAATTGTCGAAGAATATAAACCAATAATGGGAACCTTGGATATTAAATCTGTTCTGGATTCCCCTTATTTTTTCTCTTAAACGTTACACTTGTGTAATGTTTAGAAAGGGTGAGACAATGGAGTTTTATGATCACGAGATGCAAACATGGCTTAATAGTGATGATATCATCATCAACATTGAAGACCGGGTAGACTTAAACGTTGATGATCTCCCGGATTCCAATACAAGAGAAGATGATCTCAACCAATTAATTGATTTTAAAAACAGTCCAGCTTTTGATGTGCTCGATGTGTTGGACGGACTTAAAGGAGTTTAAACAAAAATGGCAAAAAAGAAAAAGAACCATGTAACACCCGTAGCGCCTTGTATGTGGCCGTTTCTAAATAAACCTGACACCCGTTTTGACAAAAATGGGAAGTACAGAGTGTCCCTGGTGTTTGATCAAGACGCCGAGTTTGTGGGTAAAGTTGTTAGTGCGGCGAAGAAGGCCATGAAGAAAAAGCTTAAAGCAATGAAACCGAAAGATGCCAAAGAAGTTACACTATACGCTCCGGTGCAAACTGAAGTGGACGATGATGAAAAAGAGACCGGTAACGTGTTAGTGCCTTTTCAAACCAATGCTTACTTTGATGATGATGGTCAAATTAAACCCTGGAAATTAAGAGTATTTGACGCGCAGGGCCAGCTTATTGAAAAATTGCCAAACATCGGTAACGGTTCTAAGTTAGCCATATCTTTTGGTATTGGTAATAGAGTCGTGAAGAAAGATTTTTTCTATACTCTATACATTAATGCCATCCAGCTCATTGAACTGGTAGAATTTAATGCTGACGGCAGTACTTACGGTTTTGGAAAAACAGAAGGTGGGTTTGAGACAGAAGACAAACCTTTTGATGGTGAAACTTCTACTTCTGATACTGATCCTGACGAAGATCTTGATGATGAACCTGACTTTTAATGAAGCGAAGAACAGTACGAATAAAAACTTATCCGAAAAGGTCTCAGTCGTTTTATCATCTCAACGCACATGGATATAGGTCTGGATTAGAAAAAGCTAATCAAGATCTTCTCAATAGTTTAGGAGTGCCCTTTACTTATGAAGGGCGCTCTATTCCATTTTTGGAGCCCGCTAAAAAACGACACTACACTCCTGATTTCTTTTTAGCAAATGGTATCATTATTGAAACTAAGGGCAGGTTTTTAACTAAAGATCGACAGAAACATTTACTTGTAAGAGACCAATACCCCGATCTTGAGATTCGCTTTGTGTTCTCACGGGCAAAATCTCCCATCTATAAGAGATCAAAAACAACTCACGCTAAGTGGGCTGAAAAGTATAACTTTCAGTGGGCTGAGAAGTTAATTCCAGTAGAATGGATTAACGAACAAGCCGTGGAGAAATGGTTAGATGCAATTGCAAAGCTTAAAACAAAATAAAACTGTATTAACATTCACTGATATATATTTGCCTTATATGCTTGACGAGGCAATGATGGCCGTGTGCTTTGGATATATTCATCCACTGTTTGAACAAATAATGAAGATGTCCTTAAAATCAGAGTATGACACCATTTATAAACTGTATAACAGTGAACCTCTTTCTATTACTTTAAATAGGGGGAACTTAACTATATCCAATTAAGCTAAAGGAGTAAAATTATGAAGAGAACAAAAGTAAACCTACATAGAGAACTAAACATAGCATATGCAAAGCTGTTGGAAATTTGTTTAATATTAGGTTTAAGAAGTTATCATAAAAGTTTACTCAGAGCCCGGTCCTTTGTTTCCAACATGATAAATTACTCAGACATCCCGAGTGTATAAGTAAAGGAGCAAACAAATTATGTTTACAACAGAAAAAGAAGTAGATCAGTCCAGAACGGTAGTTAAACTGCGTGAAATGGAACCCTGTGATATTGGTAGGATAGTTGAGCTCGGTAGTCCTCAATTCAACCATATCGTAATGCGTACAGCATCAAAGAGTTCTTTTGAAGTGATGAATTTATCTTATCCAGGCGCGGATAACTGTTGGACTCTTAGTACATGTATTACTGCTCCTTTAGGAGCAGTCTGGATCTTAGACACTTTTGAAATCTTAGGTAAAGTACAAGTTGAATTACTTCCGGCAGGTTCTACTATTACATTAAAAGTAGTAGAATAAGAAAGGGCGCACATGTTCAAAGATTTTAACGAAGGAAACTTTGTTCCAATAACTAAACGAAGGATAAGGCTCGATGCCTGTAAAAAGTATGGGCTTCGGGCCTTTAAAAATGCTCAAGATGATAAATTTATGTTAGCTGATTATTACAACACTAAAGGTATTGCTGCTCAACATATTTATCATGTGTCTCACTGGGAGAAACGTTTTACTTGGAAGGGTAGTCCAAGAGAGTGTAAACTTTTTGGTCAACAATTATGGCCTGGTGGCGGTAAACGTTTAGTGATTGCAAAAGGTGAACTTGATACTTTAACCATAGCTGATGCTTTTGGTCTAAAGTGGCCGGTAGTAGGTGTTCCGGGTTTCACTGGTGTTACCGGATGGATTAAACGCAACTATGAGTGGATTGACAGCTATAAAGATATCATCTTAGCGTTTGATACTACTGAAGCAGGGTTAGTAGCTATTGAAGAAGTAGCTACACTTTTTGTTCCCGGTAAGGTTCGGGTTATGACATATGATCACTATACTGATGCTAATGAGATGCTCATGGAGAATGCTGGTGCTAAGGTCGCTCCTCAAGTTTTTAATGCTAAAGAGTATAGACCGGATGGCATTGTTTATGGTGATGAACTCTGGGAAGATATTATAGCTCCACCACCAATAGGTTATGAGATCCCTTATCCAGTTTTAAATGATAAACTTAAGGGTGTTCGTAAAGGTCGAATTTATTTACTTGCTGCTGGCTCAGGTCTTGGTAAAAGTACTTTAGCTCATGAAATAGCTAACCATCTTTTTATAATTCATAAGCAAAAGGTTGGCACCATTGGCCTTGAAGAACCCAGAAAACGCTTAGCTGAGCGATACTTAGCTATTAAGTTAAACAAACAAATTCATATTAATCGTGATGAAATTTCTGATGAAGAACTAAAGCAAGCATATGATGCTACAATTAATAATAAAAATTTCTGCATATATGATCACAGAGGATCAAAGGACATTAAATCTTTACTTTCGAAAATTCGTTATATGACTGTAGGCTTAGGTATGGAGTGGATTGTGTTAGATCATATTTCCATAGTGGTTTCTGGTATTGAAGAAATCAATGAGTCTGAACGTAAAACAATTGATCGGCTGATGACAGGGTTATCCACAATGGTAGAAGAGTTAAGCTTTGGTTTAATTGCTGTTGTCCATCTTAAACGTAAGGATAAGGGCAAAGGATATAATGAAGGAAGGCCCGTAACCTTAAGTGATCTTCGGGGCTCAGGATCATTAGAACAATTGAGCCATGTGGTGATTGCTCTGGAAAGAGATCAGCAAACTGAAGAAATTAAAAACTATAGTCAACTAAGGCTGGTCAAAGATCGAGATCTCGGAGATACCGGGAAAGCTGATGTCTTAAAATATGATGTTGATACAGGAAGGCTTGAGCAATCAGATATTAATCCATTTGAAAAAGACTGTCCTTTTGAAGAAGAAGGAAGAGGAGATTTCTAATGAGTAAATTTAAAGAATTAAATCATAATGATTGGTATGGATATATGCATGTTAATGGTTCATTACATGTGAAACGTTTATTGAGCCATAAAGATATGTATGAAGTGGCTGAGTCAGACTTTGTTTATCAAGTAGTAATTCTTTCTGCACATACTCGTGAAGAAGCTTTAGAAGAGATACACAAATTTTTCAACAAACAGAGAGGGGGTTACCAATATGGCAAGGAAGACGAAGAAGAGCAAACCCAAAATCAACCGAAAGAAAACAGTAAGTGATGGACTAAAACTCAAGAAAACTGATCGAACTAAATTTTGTTGGAATTGTTTACATGCTAATAAAAAACCATATGAAAGCCCATGTGATACGTGTTTTGGCACTACTCACAACGGGACTTACTTTCATTACAAAAACTGGGAAGAAGGGGTAGATTATGTCAATTGAGAGATACATGTGTCCGTTCAGTTACGACAAAGGGAGTAATCTATGGCAATAATATTTGACTTAGAAACTGATGGTTTCCTGGAAGAGTTAACCAAAATTCACTGTAATGTACTCTATGATACAGATAAGCATGATTATGAAACATATGATCCAGAGCAGGGAGCCATCATTGATAGTATACGTAGACTTCGTGAAGCTGAGTGTATCATTGGTCATAATATTATTAACTTTGATATCCCAACTATCAAGAAATTGTTTCCTGATTTTGAAGTAACTGGGAACCTGATTGATACCTATGTCTGGGCCGCATGTGCGTTTCCTAATATAAAGGATATTGATTGGGGCCTATATCGTAAAGGTCTTTTACCTGCAAGTCTCATTGGAAAGCATACCCTTGAATCTTATGGTTATCGCCTGGGAGTTTACAAAGGTGTATTTGGTAAAACTACTGATTGGCAAAAGTGGACTCCAGAGATGTCCGAATATTGTAAACAAGATGTTACAGTAACAAAACGCTTAGTGGAAAAGTTAACCACTAAAAATGTACCAGAAGAGCAACTGGATATTGAACATCAGGTGTATGAAATTCTTACTCGTCAAATGCGTCATGGCATACTCTTTGATATTAAAGCTGCCGAGGCGTTATATGTTAAGTTGTCTGATAAAAGAGAGAAGCTCAGGGAAAAGATTCAAAATACTTTCCCACCTTTTTATAAACGAAAAGGAAAGCAGTTTACTCCTAAGCGAAATAACAAAGCAAAGGGTTACATTGTTGGGGCCACATGTCAACATATTGAGTTAACCGAGTTCAACCCTAATTCAGCTATACATATCGCAAGAATGCTGATGATTAAATATAATTGGATTCCAACAGACTTTGCAGATAAGCAGAGCCCATCACTTGAACTTCAATTTCAATATGATCGTTTAGGGATCTTTTCTAATACTATACCTACGATTGATGACGAGATTTTAAAAAGGTTGCCATATCCTGAAGCTAAGCCTTTAGCTAAATTTCAATTACTTCAAAAAAGATGTGCTCAACTTGGTGAAGGAAGAGAAGCATGGCTTAATCATTATAACAAAGAGACTGGTAGGATCTATGGCGTGATCAATCAGTTTGGTACTGTTACTGGAAGGTGCAACCATTTTAAGCCTAATCTCGGTCAAGTTGTAGCAGCTCACCATCCTTGGGGCAAAGAGTTTAGAAGTTTATTCACTGTCCCAAAAGGATTTAAACTTGTGGGTGTAGATGCTGACGGGTTAGAGGCCAGATGTAAGGCTCATTATCTTGCTCGTTATGATAATAAAGCATTTATTGAAACTATTTTGAAAGGCAAAAAAGCTGATGGTACGGATACTCATTCTTTAAATTGTGCCATTCTTGGTATCAAGTCCCGAGATATTGCTAAAACCTGGTATTACGCCTGGATGTATGGTTCAGGTGA